AGCTCAGTTGGTTCTACTGCCACTACATTTTCTTTCATAAAAGCTTTAAAATTACTCATTTAAAAGTTCCTCCTATTGGATAACATTGAATTGGTTTAAGATTTCAAAATCATCAAAAGTGAATGGGAATTCGTCCTTCAACGTGTCCGCACTATCTGCATCTAGCATTGTTAATAGTGTTTTATTCGGCACGATATTACGAACGTCAACGGTCTGTTTACCAGCAGCGCTTGTAATATCAGCATTGACGATTGTTGCATCAAACATTGGTGATTTACCTGAGCGCAAATAATCCGAAGCCATGGCGCGAATTTCTGGACGATGATAGTACATAGTCATCTCTCCAACACCTTTAGCTCCAACAATTTTCGAACCTTCCATGCGAGCATTTAGACGTTTTACTTCCACCTTGTTATATTCTACTTCTGCTTTAAATTTTAGAATTTCTGCAAATTCGAACGTTTGACCATCAATATTAATAAACACCAAGCCCTCACGTGAGGACATGGCGTCTTTTGTTTGCATAACGTTTGCTGCCATTGCGTCTTACCCCCTTCTTATTTGCATTCGACACGCATATATAATTTTTCCATTGCATCCACAAATGTAATGCCCAAGTCTACATAGACTGCATCTTTTTCGTCGCCTTGTTCGATTAAAATATCTTCTGGTAAATATGCATTGATGACACCCATTCTTTTATATGGATCAAGTACTGATTTCATAATCTGTTTCTTAAATAAATCACGGCCATTCCCTTCTGGATCATTATTTATTTTCCCAATAAAGTACTTACGGAAAATATGTCGAATGTTGTTATGAATGATGTCCATGCCCCGAGAGATTTTACCCTTACGGAAATCTTGGTTTTTCTTTTCTGTAAAGGATCGGAAAGTATTGATATCTTGTTCAACGACAACCTCTCCATCGTCAACTGAATACACAATATGGCCATCTCGTAACGCTTGGATGATTTCATCATTAGTCATTGCTTCTGCTTCAATTGCACCTGGATACTTTGCATAAGTGAGTGAACCTACCGTGGCTGCAGCAAACGCTGCTCCAAACCAGTAAACCGCTTCTTTGGCAGTTAATACCTCCCCACCTTCAAGTGTTACCCCATTCTTAATAGATACCGTACCTTCATGGTCTGCTGCATTGTAATTATTGGTAATAAAAGTAACACGTTTTCCAACCTGTTCGCGAAATTCTTTGGCTTTTAAAGAAAGTAAAGCCTTAGTGGTACTATCGTCCGTACCATATGCTACAACTTTAAAATTTAAAGTGTCCAAGGAAGATGCAAATTCCGATATTGATTCATTTGTTGCTGCTACTGTTGTTCCACCAGTCAATGTCAAAGTAGCATCTCCTGTTGGTAACGAACCACTAAACATAACATAATCATTTGATTGCAACTCTTCAAAAGTAGCTACCTTTTGCACCCCCACTTGGGTAGCATCGAAATATGTTTTTACTGTTGTAGAATCATCTAACCCTACTGTTGCAGTTACATGAATCTTGTTACCGTCTATACCCCCATATTTTGCAGTTACAGTAAAACTTTCAGCAGTTGCCTTTGCTTTCTCACCTACTCCATTTAAGTTGTAAAGAAAGATGTTACTAGTAGCTTTAAATGCCTCTCGAACTGGTAAAATAGCGTCGAGTGATTTACCAAATACAGCTCGGAATTTGGTGTTAGAGGAGAGCTTAATAAATTTTCCTACTTCACCCCAATCGAACATTACAGGTATCACTAGCGCACCATTAGAATCCAAACCCATTGTATTAAGACTATTGGTTTCAAAGTTAATGTACGCATCTGGCCGTACCTTGTTTTGCGTTTCCCAAATACCGCCCATTAAACCTCCACTCCTTTCTTTTTCCATTCATCGACAAGTCTATCCGCTTCACTTTTGGTATAGCTCTTACCATCTTCAAGCACTACCTCATACTCCAGTCGGGCTTTGGTGGAAGAAGCGGACTCTAAAAAAGCAACCTTGGAGAACTTTTTATTCCCCGGTTGCTTCGCCGTTTTGTTTGTTGTCTCTTGTGTCAAAATCAACGCCCTCCAGTGTTTGCATTTTGATTTCTTCGATTGGTTTATACACATCGAAGTTATATTCCACAAAAAAATGAAGCACATCCTGATGGACTTCGTGCTTCATTTTTGTACCTCGTATTGGTGGTTCTGAAATATATTCTAAAATTTCATAAAGTTGTTCCGCCATATCATGCATTTCATCGTTCATATAATCTGTTGCTGGGAAGTAATGAATATCAAATAAATGCTGCCTAGCATACCGCCTGCCCAATATTTGTGTTTGCTCTACAGGGAACATCTTGATAAAAAAGCAAGGTTCCTGAAAGCCCTGTTCAATTTCTTCCCCATAGATTCGATAGTTATGATGATGGAAGTGAGCACTTAATTTGGAGGTGACAGCTTTTCTCACAGTATTGAAAGATATAGGCGTAGGTGTCATAACGCTATTCGCCTCCTAACAATGCCCTTAAAAATCCCTCTTGCTTACGTTGTAAAAAGCGATCCATTTCACGCTCCAACTCTTGCTCAGAGAGTTTCAGCATAAATCTCCCTTGCACAAATCCCCCTGGAGTACCTACCTGCATACCTGTTTTTGCATCTTTATCATAAACAAATTGATTTCCTTCCCAATAACCTGGAACCCAGTGGGATTTGAAACCATTCTCTACAAATTCGGCATATTCCTCATCATTAAATACTTCAATTTCGTAAATATGACCTTGCTTAGTAATGGAACCAATTTCCCACTTTCCTCTTAGTAAACCTGTATTCACAGGTGTCTTCGTTCTGGTTTTACGCCAAAGCTTTTTAGCTAAATCGAGTAAACATTCTCGCATAAAGGCTTCTACCTGAGCACTATTAATTGCTGTTTCGAAGCGATCTGTAAGATTTCTAAATTCGCTAAATTCAAACATTATGCTCGTTCCCTTCGTTGCAAGCTAATCTCCTGATGCCGCCCATACAAAAAAGGCTCTCCCGCTTTGTAATGTTTGGTGGAAGAACCTCTTGTTATGGATATGGCATCACCCTGGAATATCTCTATCTCAGGTGAAATAAATAGTTTTGTTTCATATCGTATCTCATTGGCTGCATCTGTCTGAGAGTTGGTAGGTAACACTTGTTGCGAAATACGACACGGCACATCATGATGGACAATAGCTAATGGTTGAAGCCTTGTCTCACCTTCCGATGTCACATAATTATCGGATCGCATGATTGTTGCTTTGTCTGTATAGTACCGTTCAGCTAAACGATTGCGCCTCATGTGCTTCACCTCCTATAGCACGAGTGTCTTGCGATATCGATTCAACTGGCGTTTAAGTTCGTCTGATACAATACTTTCAAAGTAGGTTGTACTCGTGTCACCAATTTTTTCACTTTGCACTCCACCGTGACTTTCTCGCAACTCCACAACAAGCTTTTCGACAAGGTGCTGTGCATGTAGTGGAACATCACGCCGCTTGCAATACTCTTTAAAGAAGCTTTCTGCGTCCTCAATCTGAATGATGAGCAGCGTGTCGTATTGTCCATCATCCACTGGAATACCTAAACGAATTTTCACACGTTCGAGAACTGTTTTCATGTAGCTTCACCATCCGCTTTTTCGGCTTGTTTGCTGCTTGACTTAGTAGGTAATTTCTTTTCCAC